AGCATTCTTATATTGGATAAAATCACACTCTTCTAGGTCGAGGATCTCCATACATAATTGAAGCTGTGGCATATAGTGGCGCGGAACTTCTGGTAAAATTTCACGTGACATCGGACACTTGATTTCTATGAGTTTACCCGATTCACTGATACCATCGGGTGATCCACCGAGCCAGGGATGCTTCGGGTGTGGTTCGAGACCAATTTCGTGTACGACTTCATTGTGTCTCTGTTCATATAGAATACGAGCCTCGTCTTCGTACTTGTTTCCGTGTTCCGTGGCTGCATTTCCAGTGAATGGCTTTCCCTTACCACACTTTTTGAGCAGAAGGTCAAATGGTTTTTCGTATTTGTTTTCACCTATGGCTGTGGCGCAGTCACTCGCGGTGAGCATATTTTTTCGCAAATCGAGCCATTCTTGTGACCTCTGTTCAGCGTATGTCTTTTTCAAGAGCTTTTCTACATTGGGGTGCATCTTAAAAAGTATTAGTTTGAACCTTTTAAGCGATTAATTCGATGTCTCAATATACGAGACGTACCCTCTGACGATGTACCCAATCTTTCACATTCTTCTATGAGCCACTGCTTTGAGTACTGTATGGGTGCACGTGGTTTTCTAAGAAAAAGTGATACTGAAATAAATAATATGGGCACGGGTATCATATTACTAATGTGGATAGAAAAAATATTTGGCCGCGTTCTGTTCAGCTTGCTTCTTATTCTTTGCGAATCCTCTACCAAGGATCACGTTGTTCACGTACACGTCCACGTAAAAGATACCATTATCGTGTGATATAACACGATAATCTGGAAGTGGATGTCCATGTGTTTGACAATATCGCATGAGATGATCCTTGTAATTATCATCAATCATGATTGAACGCATGTCCACGAGTTCCGGGTTTTCGTAAATATTCAAAATGAAACGTTTCGCGTGTAACAGACCCAAATCCATGTAAATCGCACCGATGAATGCCTCAAACACGTCTTCAAGAATCTTTGGATTTTTGAACCACTCGTTTCGCATCCCCTTCTCGTCCATCTGGGTCCATTTGTACATTTCAAGCTTCATCGCAATCTTTGCGAGTGTTTCTCCTCTCACGAGCTTCGTTCTCGCTTTGGTAAGAAATCCCTCCTTTTGTTGTTCGTACCTATCAAATAGGAATTTCGTAATCACGAATCCTAACACAGAATCACCTATGAATTCGAGCGTTTCGAATGATTCTAAGTTTTCATTTTCTTTCAATGCAGATTTATGCGTAAAAGCTTTTTGGTACAAATCTATCTTAGATATCTTTGTACCAACAAGGGTTTCGATGGTTTCCCTGTCGATGATCATTTTATATGATTAGTGGACAATTTTTTTAAGCCGTTTGTTCGACCTTGGTGTAGTGGGGGCTCAAGAACTTTTGAAGGTTCAAGAACGTGACTTGCGTGTCCGCAGGTGGGTTAAGAAGATCGCGGAGCTTGTCGTCAAGAACAAGAACACGACCGTTGTCCGGGTGCTTAAGACCCTTTTCAGTGACGTAGCTGTTAATCGCACGAGTGACGAACGAACGGGAGACGAGCTTTCCTTCTTCGACACCGAGAAACTCACGGAGCTTTGGAGAGATCGCTTGTTCACGGTTGAAGCCGTTGTTCTTCGCACGGGACGCGGCTTTGGTTCCGTCCGGGTCGTCTTGCTTCGCCTTGATCTTACGAACGATCTTGGTCAAAGACTTGACGTCGGAACGGAGAGCAGAGATTTCAGAGAGAACAGTTTCAAGAGACATCTTGTTATGTCTTACTTAGGTATCACATCTTTAAGCTTGTTTCCTCGATATTAATATGTGATGTAATAATAACATGGATCAGAACGAATACTCGGCAGGGGTCATAAACCGATTCAGGATGAAAAAACTGTTTCACAATGACCCCGTCTTAAAAAAGTTCTATGAGTCCGATGATATCTCTCGGTTCAGAGCGAGAATGCACAGACTGCACAAGGACAAGGATTTCAAGGACTTTGTGAGTGTTATATTGACGGACATCTTGAGATACGAAATCTATGCCGTGATAGACGAACTCACGGAATTTCTCAACCCAGTGGGTGATATGATTCTTTCGGGGGGTGACGCCGTGAATTCGTACTTGGAACCAACACAGAGAATTATGACGCTCGACATAGACACGAAATTCGTACCAAGAATAAAACCAGACACGAAATTTTTCGGTAAGCTTCAAGCCATAAAACTCCTCTTGTGGAACAAACTGGGTGAAATCGCCAAACGTGTAAATAGGCGATTCACTAAGCTCGTGCAAGACGGGCGAGGAAAGCCTGGTAAATTCATAGGTCTTGGTTTCGCAAACGCTGGTCCATACGTGACGCGAAGATACACATTGATACCAAAGAAAAAGGGTGCTAAAAAGGGTCCAGACACACTCGCGGACATAGAGCTTTTCACACTCGACATGAAAGCGCGTGTCTATTCACCCAAAACTGGGCGAATTGAACCAATTAATATGGGTGGTATTCTCGATATCGCATTCATGCGCCCGGGTGAATTTGGATTCGAGGTGGGTGATGATCAGATACAGGCCCTCGATATATTCAAAATCACGGGTAAGTACGTTATCGGTAAATTCGATAACATCAAACTCGCATCCAAAAAGTTCCTCATCGAAGATTCGTATACAATGCAAAAGCTTGGTCTTCGTCAACCGGAAAAGAAGGAAAAGGATCGCCGACGCATGATTAAACTCGCAAAACTCGTGACTCGCCGTAAAATTAATGCGAATGACTCGATGGTTAGTATCATGAAGAAAGTCGATATCCCACTCGTAAAAAAGAAAAAGACGCATACAACACACAAAAACATAAGTCCTCGCAAAGCCATCAAAGTAAACCCAAAGAAATACACGAAATTCACGACGACACCCGACCCAGAAAAATTATCAAAACAATACGTTCATGGCGTAAAAGCTTCTCATAATATGGGTAACTTACAGGGTTTTTCAAAAACACAATCTAATATGCGGTTTAACATAGAAACGAATGATTGGAAGAAAAATACAAGACCTTCATATGTGAGAAATGAGTTTAACTACAGGCCAAAACGTCCACTTCCATTACCAGAAAAAGTAAAATTGGAAGAAACCCTCTATGGATTCAGACCAGTGCGAGACTCATGGGTTCCAAAGCCCATTATACGTAAATCGGCCATGATACCATTTGTAGGGGTTAAAGATTTGAATCATATTTGAGGTATACAATGATCTACGGTAGTACCCCCTCTAAGGGTGAAGATGGTCTCTACTACGTTAAGGCAACGACCGATGGGGGGAAGCGTTGTTACGTCCAGGTGAAGAATGTCGTCGTCACGGAAGACACAGACGATGAAGTCACGTTTGACTTGTCCGGTGCGGTCGGTGTTGAAAATGTTGAAGCTATTCACGCGAATAATATCGCCGCGGCGAATGAAAACAGTGTGGCTTGGTTTACTAAACAGCTCCCAAAAAAGACGATTTCCAAACTTTACACCAAGCAGGACACACTTTTTACCGATAAGATTTCCGCCACCAAGGTATTCGGTGCGAACAAGGAGCGTCTCACGGAAGTTCCAAATCTCGTCGGTTCCAAATGTTCTATCATGCTCGAGTATGCGGGTCTTTGGTTCGCGAAGAAGGTGTTCGGACCACAATGGAATTTGGTTCAGGTCGTCATGTTGCCAGAACCAGAGCCAGAACCAGAGCCAACCCCAGAACCAGACCCAGAACCAGAGCCAGAACCAACCCCAGAGCCAGAGGTGGAAGCATACCCAGATGACATCGTGATTGAAGATGACGAATAAAAAAATTGTTTTTATATATAAATGATGAAGATGAAGAAGGTCACCCCACGCCAATTGGTGATCGCTCTCGCTATCGCGGTTGTGATCTACCTCATGGCCACCCAAACTCGTGCCACCTACAGTGTGAAGGAAAAGGACTACGCCTCGATCGGTGGTATTGATGCCGTCGGTCCATCCGCGGAAGCCGGTGTTGGTTGTGAAATGAAGGCGGGTACCGGTCTCGCCTCGTCGCTTTTGCCACGTGAGGTCGCTCCTCAGGAGGATTTCGGTGAGTTTGCCCCAGATGACATTCTCTCCGGCCAAAACTTCCTCGAGCCACGTCAACAAACTGGCTACCCAGAAACCATTGGCGGTGCTTTGCGTAACGCCAACCAGCAAATCCGCGCGGATCCACCAAACCCAAAGGACGCGTTCGTGTGGAATAACTCCACCATCGCCCCAGACACGATGCAACGGGGTTTGTGTGCGTAAACTTAAAGAAATAACGTTTTAGGTATATATTAAATGTCTCAAGTTCCTTCAGACGAACTCTCAAACAGCGTCTCTAAGTTGGTTGAATTAAACAAGCAAATTACAGAAGCCAGAGAAGATATAAAAGTGATCGTTCAAGCCGAAAAGTCACTTAAGCTCCAAGTGAAGAAGCTCATGGTGGACCATGGGCTCGATGCGATTAACCTCAAGAAGGGGAAGATTTCCGTGCGAAAGAGTTCCAGAAAGACGGGCCTTAACAAGACTACGGTTAAGGAAGGTCTCGTGACCTATTTCAATGGTAATGAACAACAGGCCGAAAGTGTGTTAAAGGCTATACTCGATAGTCTTCCAGTAAAGGAATCCACTTCTCTTTCCCTCACGGGCATCA